AAAAAGACATCTTGAGCAGCTTTCATACTGCCAGATTTTTTTAGACGACTAAACTTTTCTTTCCTCAATTTTAAGTTAGTTTCATTCTTGCCTTGTTTGACTCCAGAAGAAAAAACTTTGCCAGGTTTAGATATTTTTTTTGCTAAATTCGGTTTTGAATTTTGCAAATTTCTATACTTCATAGCATCATTAACCAACATAACTATTCTATGATCGTACACTTGTGCAACTTCTTGGTCGTTAAACCCATAATTGTTAAGTGTGCTTTTCATACTAGCTTTTAAACTTGATGCTTTTACAGGATCAGTAAATTCTGGCATTTTCTTTTCCAGTAATTCTTTTTGTTCTTGCAAAAAAGTATCAAATTGAGCTTTTTGTTCAGATTGAGTTTTGGCTTTAGCAAGATCAAGTCTTTCTTGTTTCTTTCTAAGCCTATGTTCAACCCTCATAGCTTCTGTTGGATCATCTTCGTACAATTGTTCTAAATCAACAGAATTTTTTTCTGCGTTTAGTTCTTTTTGAGCCATAGACATTAATTCATTAACTTGATTGAGTTTTTGAGAATAATTTAGTCTTTGCTTTTCAGACTCAGATTGAAATTGCTTTCTTTGATTAGAAAGTTCTTCAGTCTTTTGTCTATAGTCAGCATCTCTTGAGTAACCATTTCTCAACTCATCAAGGGTAACTTCTAATTCTTGACCTGCAACTTTTACCTTGTAGGTGGAATCTTCTAGTTTCTCTTGAGTATCAATTTGTTCTTCGTCTTGAGATACATCTTCGGAAGTTTCTTCTTCAGTTTCGTCTTGCGACTCTGCCTCTGTTTCTTCTTCCTTTATTTCCTGTTCCTGTGGTTGATCGGTTTCCGATTCCTCATTTTGTGGTTCAGGAGAATTCTGTTTATTTTCTTCAGGCTCTTGTGCCTTTGTTTCTTTTTTAGGTTCTAATAAACCATTGATTGCTTTTTGTGCTTTTTGCACATCAGTTTCAGATCCTTGTAATGGGTTGCCTTGATTGTCTGACATATATTTTCCTTTTAAGTTAAGCTCCTCTTATGAGGTTGGCTTATCCTAACTTTTTTTGTTAGAATTTTTTATTTTTTATTTGGTTTCTAAAATCTTCTAATTGTTTTGATGCAAGTTTTCCTGTATCAATCATTTCAATTAAATTTTGTTCTACCTTGCCTACCATTTGATATGCTAACCAAAGTTTTTCTCTAGTTTCATTTTCGTTAGCACCAGTATTTAATAAACTGTTTGTATAAAGTTCTCTTAATTTGTTAAAAGATTCTTTTAATAATGGATTGTCAAAAAGTTGTTTAGCTTTGTTCGCTTGGCTCAATTCTTGGTTGAGCTTGTCCTGTTCCTGGTTGTTCATCAGTTTTATCTATCTGTTGTGATAATTTGTTTGCTGATTTTTCTGCTTCAAAAAATGCTTTACCTCTGTTTGCAACAATAACTTTATCAAGTTCTGCTTCAGCTTTTAGTTTAGCACTATCTATTTGAGTAGTATATTTTAGCTCCATCTCTTTGATCTTAGTTTCAAAATCCAAAACATTAGCAGCATTATTGCTTTTAAGTTTTTTCATTTCTAATTCTAACTCTGCAACTTTTCGTTTTTCTTCAGATGCAATTCTAGTAAATTCTATTTTCTCAATAGGAGTTGGTTTTGGTTCAGGTTTAGGTCTAACTAAATCTTTACCTTGATCTGGATTAACAAAGTAATTTTCAACATTTTTCAGTCCTGCATTTTCAACAATCTTAGTTAAACTGTTGTAAATATTTTTAAGACTAACCATTGGGAACTCTTGACCACCTTGCAATTGAAATGCTTGTAGTTGTCTTTCTAAAATATTATTTAAGATAACAATTTGTTGATCTTTTGAACCAGCACCCAATCCAACTGTTATAGAAATATTATATCTGTTTTTCCATTCAGTAGGTTTAACTGGTACGAATTGATTATTTAATTCTACAATTCTTTCTTTGTCTTGGTACTTACAAGTAAGTTCAAATATTCTTCTAAATAAATCTTTAATTCCTGTTTCAGCAAATACTCTTGCAACCAATTCCATTCTCATTTGAGATTGGCTCATTAAAGTATTTACACCTGTTGCAGTTTTATTTAATGCTTGTGCATCAAGTCCTTGAGAATATCTAGTAACACCAGTTCTAGTTTCTCTAACAGTATCTAAGTATTCTAATAATGGAAATGCTTGTTGCGAAATCGTTTGTGATTGCATTGGCATCATTACTTGTTGAGGTGGTTGTTTTGTTCTTACAATTCCACCAGGTCTTGAAGTAAGTAGGTCGTCCAAGTTCACCATGCCGTCCATAATCGCAGTACGATTATTATTTGTTAAATACATATTATCTAACAACTGACGCATAACAGTTGATTTAACTAACTGCACATCTTCAACTAATTCAGAAACTGATCTGCCATAAAATCTATGTGGCATTGGAACTGGGGTTAAAGAACAGAAAGGAATAAAATCGCAAGGCATATTTTCTAAAATTGTACTTGCTTCACTTCCTGCAACAGTTACTTTTCTAAGCTCTGCAACACCATCTCCGTCCATGTCAATTTTAACATAGCACTCATAAACTTCTATTTCTTGTGTACTCTCATCTGGAGCATCATTTAATGGACTTTCATCTATATCAGAAAACCTTGTTAATCTTTCATCATTAAAAGTTATATTATTTTGAGTTGGAAGATCATCTATAATCTCTCTATCAAAACCCATTTGTATTAAATCGGATCTAGTTTTTAAAACTCTGTGTGCAACAAAACTTGCATCTTCAATACTCTTTGCAGACCTTTGAATTAAAAATTCTTCAGGTGGTATATTTTCTATTTTAACTTTACCATAGCTGCTAGTTCTTTTAATAATCACATTATGGATCATTGGAATAGGTGGCTCTGGTAATTCTTGACCTTGCTGTTCAGCTAATTGTTTTAATTGTTGTAATTGTAATTTTGCAGTTTCATCTTCAAAAGATTCTTCTTCAACAATTTCAACATCATCATTATTTATTAATAATGCGTATTCTTGGTCATTTAAATTTTCGTAAGTTTCTTGCTCAACCTTTTTGCTGTCGTCCCAATAAACTTTTACAATTCCATTTTTTTCAATTAACGCATCTTTAAACCAAGTATATAAAATAGAAAAACCTGGATTGTCTTTGTTAAAAATGTAATTAACATAATTAGTAACTTGTTCAGCTTGTGCTACATCTTCAGATTTTACAGGCTCACATTTAATTACTTGATCTGATGCTGTAAAAATTTTTAAAAGGTTTGGCAAGATGGTTTCAATAGTGTCTGCTACATCAGTAGATACGACCTGACTTCTGCCATCAATCTCAGTACCTAATGGTTCTCCCATGTAGTATTCTAAAGATTTTTTTCTTTGGGAAGATAGGTTGCCACCCATATAACCCATAGCATTATTTATCTCTTGACCAATAATATTTCTTAATTCAAATTCTGTTATTTTTTCTTCCATATTAAACTATATAATTTGTTTCGACTGGTATTTGTTCGTCCCAATCACTAACTTCTACACCCTCACCTACTATTCCAGTTCTAAAGGCATCAGCACAATGAGATGCGTAATTGTGCATTGGTTTATTTCTAAAACATTGGTTCTTGTCGTCCCATCTTTTTTGGTAAGCCTTTAAATTCTCAAGAGCTTTTTGACATTTGTTTTTGTCAAACCAACAATTAGGAAGTGCTTTTCTTACAGCTTCAATTCCATCTTCAATAGATAGTTTTGGTGCTACTTCAAAAGCAATACCTAATTCTAAAGCACTCTCCAATCTTGATTTACCAAAGTTACCTATTTCTCTAACCTTAATATCATGAGGAGCTATATGCTTTGAATACTCATAATCTTTTCTATTAATAACATCTACATAGTGATCTAAACCCTCACCAGCAGATTCATAATAATCTATTAATCTGATTTCTCCTTTATACCTTTGGACAAACCATATTGCTGTACTGTCGTTAAGACCTAAATCCCACCATGTTTCAGTATCAAGGTTCTCATCATACAGATTGTCTGTAATCTGTCCCTGTGCCTCTAATTTTTCTATTATAGCACCATAATAAGAGCCTGTTATGGCAGCTTGGAAACTGCACTCAAATTCTTGGTCGTATAAATCTTCTGACATCATCTGCCTTGCAGCAGCTAATTCATCTTGATCTAAAATATTTGTATCACTAGCTTTAAATAAACCAGCATACCAATCTTTGTTTTCTTGTGCGTCTTTGTAAAGTTGAAAAAAATAATTTCTACCTTTTGGTGTTCCAATAAATACGCACCAACCTTTTCGGTCTGCCAAAGCTGGTCTTATAACCTCTGGAAATATTGTAGGTTTAATGCTTTGTGTTTCATCAAATACACAACCATCTAAAAATATACCCCTTAGTGCTTGATCGTTCTCAGCACCTAAAATAGTTATCCTTGAGCCATTTGGTAGATCACATCTTAATTCTGACTCATTAAACTTAGTTCCAGGTATCTTACCAGCAAACTGTTTTATGTAATCCCATGCCGTAGATTTACCTTGTTTGAATGTTGGCGATATAAAGGCATATCTAGGGTTTGGCAAAGGACAAGTAAGAGCTGCTTTAATCATGTGATTTACAAGCATGACTGTCTTAC